CTGGTGCGGAGAGTACGAAGCCAAGCTCGCGATCTCGAACTGATGTGGACACCGCAGGCAGAGGGCGCCTGGGCCGGTGAACACTGGGGCTCTCTTTTCGGTTCTCGTGCCTGTCTCGGATGAGGCTACGGCCCCCCGACGCGTCCTCGCGCCATGACTTAAACGAGAACCGGTTTCGACGAAAGGAAAACGAAATGGGACGACCGATCAACGAAGACTACGCAGACGAGAAGTGCGGACGCTGCGGACATGCTCGAGGCGATCACGACGAGTCGGAATGCATGGGAGGCGAAGACGTCCTCTGCAGTTGCGACTCGTTCGAGGAGCCGGAGGATCCGGGGGACGACGACCAGTGACCGAGTCGTGGAAGATCGAGAGGATCAGAGGTCAAGTAATTACGATGTTCGAACTCCACCTGAATCTAGACAACCGCATTCTCTCCTGTTCTCTCGCGCTTCCGAGTTCTCATGTTTCGGACCAAGGGTCTCTCGAACTCGCAACCCGGCTTACCTGCGCTCTTAACGAGATCGAGAGAGAACGATCGAAAGGAGAGAGCGTGTGAGACGTCCGATCGTCCTGAACCAGTCACACCTTAAGTCGTACTTGAACTGTCACCGACTCTACGCCTGGATCCGACTCCAGCGGCTTGAGCCTCCTCTCCGACGCTCTGCTCCCGAAATCGGAACTGCGGTTCATGAAGGGCTCCGTCTCCTACACACGGAAGGACAGACCCTTGACTCCGCTCTGGAAGCAACGCAAAAGAAGCTCGAAGAGCGGAGCGGTCCGAAGATCGCGTTCGAGGACAAGACGCTACCTGAGGCCCAAGACATTGCTTCCGCGGTTCTCCGTTCCTACTCCGAATACTGGGGTGAGCGCGAAGACATGTGGGCTCCGATCGATCAAGAAGTCCAGTTTCTCGTCGAGGTCCAACCAGGTTGGTGGCATCGTACGTTCTCCGGCGACGTCACGGACGAGGAGGGGAAACGCTTAGAAGCGGAGTGGATCCAGGCTCCATCCGGCGTCTGGCTCCGGGGCCGAGCTGACAATCTTTCGGTCTTCGCAAACGCGTTGTGGCTTATCGACTACAAAACCGCAGCGAAGATGGATCCTCGTGACCTCCTGAAATACGAACTCGATCTCCAACTCACGGCCTACATCTACGGCATCTCCAAGCAGTTGACTATGGATGCTCTGAAAGAAAAAAGCGATCCGGTCGCGGTTCAAGGCGCGATCATCGACCTTCTTGTCAAGACTCAAGTCCCGCAGTTCGCCCGAGAGAAGTACACCCGGAGCATCGACGAGATGACCGAGTTCGAGTACGAGTTCGTAGAATACGGAAACGAGATCCGATCGCGCATGGAACGGGTCGAGGCCGGCGAAGACTGGAAGATCGCGTTTCCGAAAAACACGGAGCAGTGCTTCCGTTACGGAACCTGTGCTTTCCGCGACCTCTGTCTCAAGGACACTCCGGTCCGACGCTCGATCTACAACAAACGAGAACGTGACTACGTTGACGACGCTCAAGACGCTCTTGACAAGGAGACAAAGAAGTGAGTCCGAGTAAACTCCCGTCGCTTCAACGTACCTCTGCGCTGAAAGCGTCGTTCGGAACGGTTCTAGGGTACGGTCCCGCTGGTGCTGGAAAAACGCGTTCGACCACTACCCTCAAAGACCACGGCTTCAACCCGATCGTCATCGTTTGCGAGGTTGGAGAAACGCACGGTCTCCTCTCCGTCCAGGCCTCCGACCTTCCGTACGTCGTCGTTCACTCCCACGCGGAGTTGATCGACGTCGTCAAGGCGATGAAGTCGAAGCCCGGAAAGGTCGAATACGAACAACTCGAATTCGGAGCCGTCGTCCTCGACTCGATCACGCAGTGGGGCGAATTCCCTCTCGAGCGCTACATGGAGCTCAAGGGCTGGTCCGATCTTCATGGCGTAGCCCGACAGGGCGAGGGGAAGGATCCTCGTTCCGCCTACGGCTACCTCGCGGAGAAAGGGCGCCAACTCTACAAAGAGCTCTTCGAACTCCACGCGCACCTCTACATCATTGCTCGAGAAGGACTCTTCGGCGGCGGCGACGAAGCCCTCTTCGCTGCGCCCGAACTCCCTGGTCAAAAGCTTCCTCGCGAACTTCCGGGCTGGCCTGACGCGACAGTCCGACTTCGCGTGATCTCCGGCAAGCACCGGATGATAACGAAAGGAGAGGGCGGTTCTCCTGCTCGCGTCCGACTTCCGGAGTCGTTTCCGGATCTTCCGCTCCGCTGCACCCAGGACATCGGAGCCCTGATCAAAGTCATGTGCGGGGATCGTTCTGCCCTCGCACTCCTGGAGCCGAAGGACGAAAAGGCGTCTACAGCAAAGACGCCTGCTGTTGTACAGCCGACGACGTAGCCTGATAAAGCGACTAACCTTGGGCGCGCTATCAGGACTCTCTTACCAGGGTGAAAGTAGGGAAGTAGACATGGTTGCGATTCCCAACGCTCCGCGCATGGGTGACATGCCGAAGGGCGAGCCGGTTCCCGAGGGAACGTATCACCTCCGGTGCGACAAGTCGACGTACAAGACCACGGGCCCGAACAGCAAGAGCCCCGGATCCCCCATGGCCGAGTGTCAGCTCACGATCTTCGGCCCGGACGAGGCGGAGGAGTTCCACGGCCGCAAGATCTTCGAGAACTTCATGCTGTCCGGAGAAGGGATGTTCCGGACCCGGCAGTTCCTCGAAGCCGCCGGCTGGGGGGACAACGATGTCCTCGACGACACGGACAAGCTGGTCAGCCTCGAGGTCGCCGCTGTCGTGACGATCGACGAGGCTCGAACGGGTGAGGACGGGAAGGCGTACCCCGCCCGCAACCGCGTCGCGAAGTATCAGCCGATCTAACCGTTTCGCGGACTCTCCATGATCCCGTCTATGTGAACACAGACGCTCGGGAAAGAGGGATAGTCAAGCCTGGGTAGCGCCAGCTCCGCATCTCTACGAAGGGAGGATATATGAACCCGGAAATCGACCGACTGGTTGCAGTAGTCGAAAAGGCAAGTCCGATGCTCTGGGCTGCAGCCCAGCACAAGGTGACGTCGCTGCTCTTCGCGCAATGTGTCTGGATCGTCTTCTGGCTCCTACTGCTTGGTCTGAGCATCGGACTAGCCAAGAAGAAGTTTCCCGAATACGACAACAATGCCGATTTCGTTCATACCGGCGGCTGGATCGGTGGGATACTTTCCAGCTGCGCGATCGTTGTCTGTCTCGGAGAGATCGGCTGCATTCTTCTTGCCCGGGACTGGTACGCGATCAAAGCTCTGGCCGACCTCAGCCCGTTGAAGTAGTCGTTCTCTTTGCTCGTGGGGACGTGCGACGGTCCGTTGACCGACCGGGAGTTCTAGACCCTGGAAGGACTAGTTGGGTTCCGCCGTGAACTTAGCGTTCGCGGGCGACAGCTTCAACACCGACAGACCGTCGCACCTCCGCACGAACAAGGAGAGAAAGATATGGCGACGAAGAAAGCGGTAGTTCGGTCCAACGAAGAGTTCGCGGAGATCCTTGCCGAACTCGAAGCGGTCCACGCGAAGAAGTCCCTCGACTACGGCTCGGACGAAGATCCCCTCGCGAACATCAAGGCGTCGAGCGACTTCGGAATCCCGCCGTACGTCGGAGCGCTACTCCGACTCAACGACAAGATCTACCGCCTCAAGCGGTATACGACGCGCGGAACCCTCGCGAACGAGTCGGCGGAGGACTCGCTCCGGGACATCGCCGTCTACGCCGTGATCGCGCTCCAACTGTTCCGGGAGCAGGAAGGGTGATCAGCATCACCGCGACGCGTCGGCTCCAATACGCTATCGGCCACCGCGTCTTCAAGCACGAGTCGAAGTGTGCGAAGTTGCACGGACACAACTATGTCTTCTTCCTCACTGCCGAAGCAATGGAGCTCGATTCGATCGGTCGGATCATCGACTTCGGAGTCCTGAAAGAGCGCTTCGACTCGTGGTTCTCCCTTCACTGGGATCACGGCTTCCTCCTCTGGGAACAGGATGAGGAAGCGATTGCGGCGGTCCGGATGGTCGCCGGGTACAAGCTTGCGTTGCTTCCAACAAATCCAACCGCAGAGAACATGGCGGACTTCGTCCTTCGGATTCTCGGACCGTCGATCCTGGGCGGGACGGGAGTTCGACTGACTCGTGTCGTCGTCCACGAAACCGAGAACTGCTTCGCGGAGGCTACGCTGTGAGCAGACCTGATCCAGCCACCAGTCCGACCGCATATTCTCGTCCGGTCATCAAGGCGTATCAGGCGATGAAGGAGCTCTCCCCTGACGAACGAAAGTCGGTCATGGCCTGGTTCTGCGATCGCTGCCTTCGCTACGTAGGACCGGGCGACTCCTGCCACTGCTGGAGGGACGAATGAACGAGAAGACGTATCAGATCAACGAGGTCTTCTATTCGCTCCAAGGCGAGGGAGCGCGAGCTGGAACCGCGAACCTCTTCGTCCGCTTCTCCGGCTGCAACCTGACCTGTCGTCGCGAGAGCGAGGGCTTCGACTGTGACACGGAGTTCACGTCCGGAGTCAAGATGACGGCTGCCGGGCTCCTCGCAGAATGTCGAACCCACCTTCCGGACTCCGTAAAAAGCGTCGGCGTGATCTTTACGGGAGGAGAACCAACCCTCCAACTCGACGATGCTCTCTGCGCAGCGTTTCACGAAGCGGGCTTCCGTCCTCTCTGCATCGAGACGAACGGCACGAACGAGGTCCCGCGCGGAATCGACTGGATCTCGGTCTCTCCGAAGACTGCGGAGCACACGCTTCGCGTAGGACGTACAGTCCACGAACTCCGTTACGTCCGGCGAGCGGGCATGGGGATCCCGAGACCGACTCTCCAAGCCGGCCAGCTGTTCATCTCCCCCGCCTTCACCGCAGATGGCGGAATCGATGCGGACGACCTTGCCTGGTGCATCGAGATGGTCAAGGAGCAGCCGCACTGGCGTTTGTCTGTGCAGCAACACAAGGGATGGCGAGTACGCTAATGGACATCAAGAAAATGGAAAAGGGAGTTGAACTCCTTCTCGACGGAATGGGAGTGGATCGAGACGATCTAAACTTTAGAGGTACTCCCGCTCGCGTCGCTCGAATGTTCCGCGAGATGTGTACTCCGACCGAGAGCCACTGGGCTGCGTTCCCCGCCTCCAGCAGTGATCTCGTTCTCCTTCGGGGACATCGCGTCGTCGGACTCTGTCCTCACCATCTCCAGCCTGTCGAATACACGTGTTCGGTCGGTTACGTTCCGAACGAGCTAACAGTCGGCCTGAGCAAGCTTGCTCGCGTCGTCGAGCAACAACTCGTCGCTCCAATCCTTCAAGAGGACCTTGCGAACGACGTCGCCGACGCTCTAAACGAGAAGCTCAAGCCGAAGGGTGTCGGGGTCGTGATTGCCGGACGTCACGGTTGCATGGCGTTCCGCGGAGTCCGAACCGACGGTGACGTCGTCGTTTCCGTAATGAAAGGAGTTCTCCTCCTGAACCCCGCGGCTCGTATGGAATTTCTTCAACTCACCGGGAGGCCTTGATGTTCGGATTCGACTGGTTCCAACCGAGAAAGCCTTTACCGGACGGTCCTCCATCCTCGCGCTGGCTCTGCCCGACTCCGTTCGGGGATCGAACCC